CTCAATCCGAACAGATTTATCGAGGAATCGTCCTGCGCTTCGACGATGGTCGGATTGTAATCGTTGTCGCGGTCGAGATATTCGACTTTGATGTCGTTCTGCGCGTCCGATTGACGCGTCCTGACGCAGATCACGGGATCGTCGCTCGTGTAAGCCGATACTCCGATGGTCGAGCCGCCGGAATTCTTCATGAAATCATCGTCGGTCAGCGCGAACAAGGCAGCGGACGGCGGGACATAGGTGGCGCCGTAGTCGGATAACGCCGAATCGCCATATGGGACGATTGTCAATAAGCCAGAAGACCAGACGAATTCAGAATTCGTCGCGGTCAGCATGTCCTTCAGATAATCGTTGGCGGCTCGTTGCTGAACCAAGGCATCGGAGGCGAATAATCCCGCAGCCTGACAATACGAGCGATACGTGTCGAGATTCGACAGATACGCAGATGGAAATCCCGCGCCGTAATTCGCGTTGGCCAGATAATCGGCGACGATGTCGGCGGGATTGGCGTCGGGAATACCGGAATAGGCATTGGCGATGGTTGCCTGGATTTCGAAATTGAGGCTCGGCAGGTCGGCGGACGTGCCCAAGGGCATTGGTCCTGCGGCGACATAGGATAGCCCCCGATAATAATCCGCTTGGTCGGGGTGGAGAGAGGATAGATAGCCCCACGGCGCCTGCGAATAACCGCCCGGAAAGACGCTCAAATTCAGCGAGCTGAGCGATTGCTCGGTAGATTGGTTCCACGCCTGCAAGACATCGGCGATGGGGCCTTCAGCCAGCGCGATCATCACCGCGGCCTGATAGGTGTAGGAGGAAACTCCGTTCGAGGAGCCGCCACCGCCGCCGCCCTTTCCACCGCCGCTTCCGCCGGCCGCGCTCGAATATTGAGGGATCGCCAGAAAATCCTCGTACCAGATGAGATTTCCGGCCAGCCGGGTTTGTCCCCAGGCGATTGCGCGCGGCCGGCCCGCCACCGCACTTTGTATGCGGAGTTGCGAATCGGGTGTCGGCGGCGAATTGACGCGGGTGGAGGGCGACGAGAAAAGGAAACCGCTCATCGGATTTCGCCTTCGGAGGAATGAAGATTCCGCAGCGTTAGAAACTTCGGCGACCGGTTCGCCAACCTGCCGCCCGTTCCGAAATCGCGGATCACCTTTCCGGCTTCCTTGAGCGCGTGAATGATATGCGGCCAACCCGGATCGACGATAATGGCGCCGTGCGACCACGTCCGGCCGATGCGCCATAGAGCGACGTCGCCCGGCTTCGGGTCGTCGGTTGGCTGGGCATGGCGCAAAACCATGTCGAGATACCGTTCCTCGTCACGGTGCAGATGCCAATCGGGCGGATAATGCCCTGCATCGATTTTCGGAATCAGGCCCGCCGCGCGATACACTTCGGCCACCAACATGGCGCAATCAACGCCGTGGCCCTTGAGCCGCGCTTCGTGGTGATAGGGCGTGCCGAGCCACGATATCGCTTCGGCCACAATCGTGGCGCGCCGAGTGTCTTCGATCATATCGCCGTCTCCGGCGCGGGAATGAATCTTTGCCCGCCGAAATTCGCTTGATTGGAAAAGGCTTGGCAGGTTGCGAATTGCTTGTCGCAGCCGGGCCAGGCGGTAAAGGAGTCGCCGGTCTCTATCGGGAAATAGAACGGCGCCATCAGCGTGAGAACGCCTCCCGACCAGCGTCTCACCGACCGTCCAAATCCGGTATTGGCGCCACTGGTCATGAGAACGCGTCCAAGGGCATAGGTGCCCGATCCGCCCGGCGTGACGGCGGTCGACACAATTGTGCTTTGCGAGGATCCCGCCGCGACGCTACCGGTGATCGAAAAATTCGCTTCGACCAAGGTGCAGCCGGCATCGAACAGAGTATGCGAGCAACCGGCTTGATAGAGATTCCGCGGCATCTGAATATTGAGAAGCTCAAGGTGCGAATTGACCGAGATCACCGCGCCAGACCGTCCGCAATCAACTTCCGCCACCCGGCCGGCGAAGATACGAAGCACGCCCGTCGGCGCGATCGGTATGGCCTGCGGGGCCGGCCAGGATGGAAAATAGGCGCGGTCCACGGTCACGAGCGCGCCATCGAGCGCGCCGCCGACCGCCGCTCGCAGCCATGGCGTCGAGCCTATCGTGTCGGGCCACGCCGCTCCGGTCAGCTCGTCAATCGGTCTTGGATAAACCACGACCTGCCAGGTATCGACATCAAGACCGATCTTCCAATGCGCCGTGGCCTTCGACGAGTCGGTGTCAAATCGAACCGATTTGGATGACCAGGAATTGCCGCCATAACCGATATCCAGATCACCGGCCGAATAACGTAACACCGGTCCCGAGGGCAGCGTAAACGTATATAGATCGGCATAGACAAACGCGCGACTCTGCAGCAGCGCCAGCGTTGCGCCGGAACTCGTTTCGTAGATCGGAGTTTTCATCTTTGCGCCTTCGCTCTGCGCCGCGCGCCATTGCTCAAGACGGCATCCGGGCTCGTCCTCACAACTTCACCGTCGTAAATGTGAGCTTTTTCGCTTCCCAAAGATTGGAAAGGAAATTGGAGAATTCGACGGTGTCGGCGTCGAAGCGGCACAGCCAGTAGAAGCCGCCGGTCCAGCTCAGGCTCGCGCCGGACGAAGGAGCCGAAACGAAGGTCACGATCCCCGACGAGCTAATCGTATAGCCCGAGCTTTGCAGCGTCCCTCCAACATAGATCGAGACGCCGGATTTCGGACTCTGCACCGGTTCGACGAATCCGCCGAAAGCGCGCACCAACTGATATTCGGTGGTTGTTCCGTCCCCCACGCCGAATTCCTGCGCCGTCGCCTGATCGTCGCTCGGATCGTCGTAATAGAAGGGCGACGCGGCGCCTCCGACGGAATTGATAAAGCCGTGCAGCGATTGAAGCTCGGCGTTCACGTTCGAGCGTAGAACGTCGAAAGCGATCTGATATTGGTAGCGGGGAAAGCTCCAAAGCTGGATTCGAGTCTCTTTGCCGGAGATCGATTCCTGTTTCATCGTATGCCAAGTTGGCGTGCGGACGATCGGCCACGAGAGGCCGGGGAGGGTGGGAAAGATGGGAATGGTCATGCCTCACGCCCTCTATCTCAATAATTGCCCCGGCTGCTTGGATTGTCGGCCATGTAGCGCGACACGGAGCCGGCGAGCTGCTTGGCGTTCTTGTTGAAGAATGCTTGAACAGAGGGACCGTCCATCGCCTGAACCTGAAAGACGACATTCACGGGTTGGCTCCCGGATGAACCGGAACCGCCGCCATTGAAAAAGTCGCGCATCGGCCCGGCGATCGAAGCTGGAATAACCGATTCGCCCTGATGCACTTTGGCTACCATGTCCGAGGGCAGATCCCACGCTCCGACATCGAAGGACGGGATCAACGAATCGAACGCCATCACGCCCGCGAAGGCTGCCGCCGCGGCCGGGGGCGCGAGCACCCAACCGACAAGCGGGATCTGCGCCACGTCGTCATACACGGCAGCGGCCGCGCTCGCCGCGTGCTTCACGACGCTGCTCTTGGTGGCGGCTGAGTCCGATGCGCTCGCCGCCGTAGCCGCTGCCGTATTCGAAGCGGTGCGATCCGCATTCCCCGCATCGGTCGCTGCCGTCTTCGCTTCTTCGAGGCCAAGCCATTGCGACAATTGATTGCGGATCAACCCGAGAAAATCCGTGTTCTCGCCCGACGCGATGGCCTTCCGCTGGGTCGCCCCCGCACTTGCGGCGGTCGATTGCGCGAGTTGGCTGACAATCGCCTTTGTCACCATTTTTTCCGCCGCGTCGACATAGGACACCACGATCGATTGAACGGCTTTTTGTTCAGCCTGTTTTAGCGTTTCGGTGCCGCGGATGATGCCGCTGACCGATTGCGAGAAGGCCCGGTCGAGCGGATTGAATAGGGTCTGCCATTCCTTCGTTGCCTCACGCAGAATCTGTGTGCTTTGTCCGCTCGACGATGAGACCTTTTGGGTCATGCCTTCCAGGGTCGTGTTCATTCCGGCGGACAGGCCGGTCAGAGACTGCTCCAAGGCCTTGAGACTCTCGGCGATGGAATCGAGCGCGGACAGCAATTCGTCGGCATTGGCGCCGAAAGATACATCAACGGAATCGGCCATGTTGGCTCCGATACATCAGGGCGGCGGTTTGCCCGTGAGTGCGGTGTAGAATGCGGTGAAATCCTGCCCGCCGCTTCCGGGCTTGAGGCCCAGGCTGGCGGCGAGCAGGACGGGTAGCGGAGGAATGCGCGACCAGGCGCGCAGCAGCGCGCGGTAGCGGGGAATCGTCAGCCGGCCGATTTCCGTCCAGCTCATGCCGCTTTGGGCGGCGAGCGTGGCGTAGAAATCGTCCCAGGCTAGTGCGCCCGGTCCTCGAGAGTCGGCTCCTCCGCTAAGGCTTCCCCCATCTGGGACAATCCCGATATGCGGGCGATCACCGGAATGGCGGCGACAATCTCGGCGAGATCGGTCTTGATCGATGCCAATTCCTCGGCGGCGATCTGACCGTCAAGCGCGGCGGCGATGATATCTCTCGCCGCGTCCAATCCGCCCAGCGCCAGGCCGTTGCGTAATCTGGCGAAGGCGGGAAGCAGGCGGCGCAGCTGATCGAAAGTGAAGGCTTCGATTTCAAAGCTGCGCCCGCCCAATGCGATGATGTTTTCGGACATGAAATCCTCCCTTAACTGGCTTCGCTGAAGCTCCAGGTAAAGACGTTGCCGGCCGCGTTGGCGAAGGCATCGAAATCGAGTTCGGGGATCGAGAAATCGTCTTGCTTGAAATCGATCGAGAATTTGGACGAGACGCAATTGAACAGCGTGAGGTCGGCTTTCTTCAGACCTGTCGGAGCGGTGTATTGGGTATTGAGGACCACCTGGAAAACCGGCTGAACGCCGAGCAATGGATTGGCCAGGGTGAATTCCTGTCCGCCTGTCGTGGTATATTGATAATCGATCAGCACAGCCGCGCTCGCGTCGGCGGAGGCAAAGGTGTAGGTGCCGGAAGAGACCGAATATTTCCCGAGAGCTTCCGATCCGCCGGCGACTTGCTGGAGCGGCAGGCCGGACGACGCGTAGACCACGCCGAGATTCGCGGTAAAAGTCGAATGATTGGTCACCTGGATCGTGTAGGTGGAACTGCCGGGCACCGTGCCGGCTTCGGTTATCGCCGCGGTCGTCTGGCCCGACGCCGGCGTTGCGCCGAAGAACAGGTTTGAGAACGCGGATCCGGATATCTGGCCGAATTTTGCCTTGCCCGAGATTTTAGAAGTGCCTCGCGCCACGGCCAGAGGATATTGGTACTGGCCGAACAGGGTTTTATTGGTGCCGGAAAATTCCACGCTCACATCCTGCAACGCGCCGAACTTTACGGGGGTGGAATTGGCGACATCCGTGCGCACGCCCCAAAGCGTGCCGGTGCCGAAGGTGTAAAGTGCCATCAGGAGACTCCTTGGATTAGGGCATGAGCATTTGAACGATTGCGATGGCGGCCGAACGGTCGCCTTGCGGGCCTTCGAACACCTCGATCTGACCCTCCAGCCACGCGTGCGACACCAAGCCTCCCAGTGTTTGCGCATCGCTGGCCGGTTCCGGCGCCAGAGCGTTTTCAACCGCGTCGATCATGCCGTTGAGGACAATGCCGGCAGCCGTGTGGCGATCTGGATTGGCACCGTAGAGAAACAACCGGGCGCCCAAAGTACGCCGCGCCGGAAGGCCGTTGCGCGTCACGATCGTTTGATGGTCGACCGCCATGAATAAAGCGGGCAATTCCGCCGCGCCCATTTCGTGCAGGAAGCGCACGCGCCGGTCGATCACCTTCAGCGCCGGAGTTGTCTCGACGCCCTGAAGACGTGAGAAGAGGGCACTATAGCAGGCTTCGCGGCTCATGATTCGATCGCTCCCATGACGGCATCCCGATAGGTGGCGGCGACGTCGCCGGACATCGCGGCAAAGGGCATATCGAAGAATGCGCGTCCGGGATAATCGACCTGTCTTTGATATGCTTGAACCAGCACGTCTCGCGGAGTCATCGGCCTGCCGAATGCGACCGAGCGATGCTGGATCTGTTCGCGCACTTGTTCCGCGCCGCTGAAACCATAATTCTGGAACGCCGCGTAGGGTACGTCGCTCGATAAAACCGCTCTCGGGTTCGCGGGCGAGGATTGGTCGATCGAAACCTGAATGGAGTCTCGCAGACGTCCGGTGCGCGTCTCAAGGATGGGTCCGGATAAGCCGTCTTGAATCGACGCCTGCAGCCGCATCGCCATATCGATCGTCGCATTCAATAACGCGCTTCTTATCTCGTCCTTCAACGCGCCAAGATTGGCGTCGAATCCGGTTTCGCTGATCTTGGCGCCGATCATCCCGGCACCACGCGGCGATAGAGGTCTAGAAGCGACGCGACCGACGGCGGCATGTCCTTGATGACGAAGGCGGTGGTTTCTCCCGCCAGCCCCTTCGACGCAAGACCGATCCGGTCGAGTTCGCGATAGCGGAACGAGACCAGTTCGATACAGGCTTGTTCGACTTCGGCCGGAATCGTCGCGTAGCCGGCAATCGTCGAGATCGTCACATTGCCGAGGCCTCTGCGAAAAACATGGCCGTTCAGTATCAGCATCGTTGGCGAGAAGTAATATCCCGGTGTCGTCACGGCATCGCCGGGCGGGATCGATTGTCCGCTCACCATCACGCTGCTCACCGACGTAACCGGCCCATTGATGAATGCCATGCGCCGGCCGCCGGTGCCGTCACGCGTCTCGACGTAGGATTGACTGGCGAAGGTTCGTCCGCACCAGGTCTCGATCAATCCGCTGGCGGCGCTGATCAGCCGCTCAAGCAGCGCTTCGTCCTGGTTGCCGGAGGCAAGCCCAAGCCATTGTTCGACGGTATCGATCGTCGTGAGGTCAGTCATATCGCAGCTTTCGCGGGAATGGCCGGACCCTCCCCCAACACGGGGGAGGGGATGCGGATGTTTCGCATTAAGGCGGTTAGCCGTTGCCGATGTTGGTGATGATGCCGAAGGCGGGCGGGAAGTAGTTCTGCAACACGCCGTCGAAATAGACGCCGTATTCGTATTTCCGCGCCTTGATCGGCCATGTCATCTGGTAATAGTCGCGCCGCGTCCGCATCTGCAGGACGTTGGCCACGCCGGACAGCGGGTAGGGCAGGATGTCGGTGTCGAACAGCAGCGTTCCCGCCGGCAGATTCGGATGCGGCCTGACGGCCACCGATTGCGCGCCATCCATGCAGAATTTGTTGAGATAGGATGTCACCAGATCGCCGCCTTGCACGATGCCTTGGTCGGCATTGACGACGTAGCGCAGCGCCGCGTTCTGACTGCCCGCCAGCACCTTCTTGGTGATGTTCTTCTGTTCCTGCGACGAGACCCAGATCGTGTTGGGCGAGAGCCGCCAGACATCCCAGAAATGCTGAAGCGCGGCATCGATCTCGACAATTCCGCCAACGCCGTCGGCGGTCAGCGGCGTGCCGGTTCCAGCGGTGCCGGTGGCCTGCACCGAGACATAGGAATTGCTGCCCGATTTGACGATCTGCGAGAGCATGCCGTCAAACACCAGCGCATTGGTAGAGTTGTCCGCCGTGCCGAGACTAGAGGCGGTTTGAGACCCTGCCGCCGTGGCGGTGATGACAACGGAATTGATCGTGGTGATGGCGCCAAGAACCTCGGAGCCCGATGCGCCCCAAAACCATGCATAAGCGACGGCGCCGGTCACTGGAGTCACCGAAGCCGTGATCGAATGGGTGTCATTGCCATCATTGGCGGTGGTGACGGTTGCGTGGGTGGAAAGTTTCGCGGTGCCGCCGCCATAGGTATCGCTGGAGGTGTCGGCATTGGTGCGGCTTACCTGGCCGCGGATACCGCCGGCGACCGAGCCGGTCAGATAGGCGTCGAGTGTCAGCGCCGCGCAGATCACCGAATAGGTGGTATTGTGGGTCAGCGAACCGAGGGTGCCCTGGTCCGCGAGAGTCGGAGTAGGCGTGGTGCCGAGCGAAACAGACGTGTTGCCGCCCAGGATCACTTTCTCCTCGCCGATCATCAGCGAGCGTAAGAGCCCGATCGCCGCCAATCCCTTGACGTCGTCGAATCCGTCCGCCGCGTAATCGGCCTCGAACGTCACGTAATCTTCGAGCCCGAGGCCGCGATACGCCGCCATGTAATCCTGGGTCGTGGTGGCGATCACGCCGCCGCGATTACCCTCGGAAACGCCGATGGCGAGCTGGTTGACATTGATTCCGGTGATCGCCTTCCAATTCGCCTGGATACCGCGACCGGCCCCCACTCTCGGTATCTTGTTGCGGAGCGGAGTCACCACTGGATAAAGCGCCAGCGCGCCGGGTTGCAGGTCGTAATAGGTAAGACCGGTGGTGGCGGAGCCGCTCTCGGTGAATGCCTTGCCGAAGAGGCCGTCGATGATCGGGTTCTTTTGAGCCTCCTTGATCTTGGCCAGCACCTCGTTGATCGAATTCGTCATGGATTCCTATCTCCTTGCGCAAACAAAAAGCCCCGCGAAAGCGCGGGGCTGGAAAACGGTATGGGATTTGTCGGGATCTAATATCTGACCGCGACGGGATGGCGGTGTGCGATCTTAATCAGCGCCAGACTTTTTCCGATGCCGTTGGGCATCGCCTGAATTCGCGCCAGTTCCTCTTCTTCCAGATC